ATGACAAAGAAAAAAGCACACAAACCCGGTTCTGCCACCATTGCCATGAACAAGCGCGCCCGCCACGAATACTTCATTGAAGAAGAGTTCGAAGCTGGCCTGTCGCTACAGGGATGGGAAGTTAAATCACTCCGTGCAGGTAAAGCCAACATCAGCGACAGCTACATTCTGCTGCGTGATGGTGAAGCTTATCTGTTCGGCTCCACTTTTCAACCGCTTGCGGTGGCCTCATCGCACGTGGTCTGCGATCCCACCCGCAGCCGTAAACTGCTGTTAAAGCAGCGTGAGCTGGACTCACTTTACGGCCGTGTGAACCGCGAAGGCTATACCGTTGTGGCGCTGTCGCTCTACTGGAAAAACGCCTGGTGTAAGCTAAAGATTGGCGTTGCTCGCGGTAAGAAAGAGCACGACAAGCGCAATGACATCAAAGATCGCGAATGGCAAATGGATAAAGCGCGTATCATGAAGAACGCCAATCGTTAAACACTGGATTTCGATACGCTTTTTTGGTAGTATTTGAAGTTCTGGGGCTGATTCTGGATTCGACGGGATTGTGAAGCCTTAGGAGCATGCCGAGGGGCGGTTGGCCTCGTAAAAAGCCGCAAAAAAATAGTCGCAAACGACGAAAACTACGCACTAGCAGCTTAATAACCTGCTTAGAGCCCTCTCTCCCTAGCCTCCGCTCTTAGGACGGGGATCAAGAGAGGTCAAACCCAAAAGAGATCGCGTGGATGCCTTGCCTGGGGTTGAAGCGTTAAACTGAATCAGGCTAGTCTGTTAGTGGCGTGTCTGTCCGCAGCTGACCGGCGAATGTAAAGACTGTACTAAGCATGTAGTGCCGACGGTGTAGTAATTTCGGACGCGGGTTCAACTCCCGCCAGCTCCACCATTTTTGAGAGGACTACAACCGGACAATAGCAGTAAAAACAGCTATTTAAGGACACTGACCAGACGGTGAGTAGACCACGAGAAGAAAATCAAATGCACGTGAAATGCACGCGCACTTGATGCAAACAAAAAAGCCTCAGATTTCGGTCTGGGGCTTTTCTGTTTGTGTCTAATTGAAACATAAAATTTCACACCTCAATTAGCGGTTCTTTCTTCACTGGTCTGCTTCGTGATGACCTAATCATGAAGCAGGCGGAGACGGAAGGCCCATTTCCGGATCGCCCTGATCGGCATCCAGTATTGCCCTTAACTTCCCCCTGTACTCCGCCCATTCACTCGTTGGCTGTTTTCCCTGTGAGAAAAAATTCATTAAGACGGTATCCGAGTCCCTTAAAGCCGTTGAAGCCCTGCCCTGAAGCGCGTTCCAGGCTGGCAACTGTAGATAAGCAAGATACCTCTCGTCTGTCTCTTCCACTTCTCCATAGTTTTCGTAAACGCCTTCATTCTGTGGTGAGGCAAAAGTAGATATAATTTTGGTCTTTGAACTGTCTGAAAACTGCACGTAGGCCATTTCCCTTTCTCCTGTCAGAATGTGTAAGACGTTAAATATGCATAAGCTGATGCCAGTGTATCTCCTGAATCACCTTTCGTTATTGACCAGTAAAGCGTTTGCGAATTAACCACAACCAGATTAGAAAACGGTGCCTGTAAGCTGTTATAACTGGAGTTTGTACCAGACACTATTTGCTTCATTCCGTTATCAACGTTGGGCAAAGACTGTAACCGAAGCGTCGGCCTGATCGAATTGCCTGATGTGACAAACAATATCCCGTCAATGGTTTTGCAGTTCTTCGGAACGATCGAGCTGAGACTGACCGCCGTGGGTGTGTTTATAAAAGATGTGGTCGATGCAATCTGAGTAGTGGGTAGTAATACATTCCTGCCCTGCTGATAAAGAGCAATGATTTTTCCATTCGAATCAGTCGGTACGACACTAAGCAGTGCTGAGGCTGTATAGCCTGCAGGCATGTTCGCGCCAGAATAAACCTCTGGTAATACCGCTGCGGTTGCGTTAACAGCCAAAAGCGCAGATGCGCCGGAAGAAGGGTTGAGAATTGCGTAGATACCCACATAGCCACTGACTGGAGGTGCTCCGGTATCCATACCTCCCGCCCCGATAGTGGACAGATTAACGGTTTTGTTAAAAGAACCGATACGATACTGGTTCCCGCCTAATGCCGTATCAACGATAATCTCATCCGCCGTAATATTAACTGTCGAGGATGCTGCGGTCACATTCATAACAAGGTTTCTCGCCATCCCGACCACACCCGTCATTAGCGGGATGCTGGTGTTTTTCGCAGTCAGTTGAACGGCGACAAGAAGGTTGTTTAACAGAGTGCCGGTGTCGCCATTGTCCAGAACATCCTGACCAGAGACATTAGCGACGAACTGCGCTATTACTGATGACATAACAGTAGACTGGCGGAGCGCTTTGTTGATCTGAGCGGATGAAGCTTTACCGCTCTGAAAACCTGAAAGTAATGCTGCCAGCGCCTCATAGTCAGCCTGGCTTAATACATTTGCACCGTTGCCAATGGCAAACGGTTTGAAGTTATTTTGTGCCATTACAGTTTTTTCTCCCATGCGCCTTCATCAAAACCGGCTATGTATTCGTTTTCGAGATCGAACCCAAAAAACTGGTTTCCGACCGATGGAGTGAGTATTGAAGGGGTTTGAATATCTCCTGCCCAGACGCCTGCAGCTTTGACCGTCAAATAACCTTGTCGGATAGCCGCAATGAGTTCGAGTGAGACTCTGCTGATGTCGATTTCGGGAAATACCCAGACAGATATCGTCATGTCCTGGTTATCGACGATTTGCATTTTTAGTCCAGAACCGGCCAGCGCAGTATTAAGGATGGGGGGCAGTGTGTCGTTCTGGCCATTCCAGTTGTTGATAGCGATTTTGGCTTTCAGAATGACGCGATACACATCGTCACTGAGGCTTGTAAAACCTGCATCCGGGTCATAGGGTCCCTGCCATACCCCCTGATCCCACCCGAGCCCGTCTGTATCGAATGAAAAGTAAATACCTGAAATTGGCTGAGAGACGATACGAGAACGCCCGATCCACTCACCGAGAATATCCAGCTGCTTGCCAATCGCATTATCGATATCAAACGCGGAAAGTAACCCATTCAGTGATTTAGATATATCCGTGAGTGGGCGCGTTGAAAGGTCAACATGGGCAACAAACTTCGGCTTGCCTGCGTGATAATTGGTTATCAAATCGGTGTATTTACTCATGACGCCACCGTAATCGCGATGTTGTCCACTGAGCACGTTACAGCCTCGTTGTAGGCGGTGACTATGTTGGCTGCGGCAACGCCAGCAGCAGAGCGCCCAATCTGGAGACTGTTTATATCGTAATAACGGCTCTCCCCTCCGCTCATGACGCCAAGATTAGCGGGGGAATATACACGGGAAAGCAGGACATCATCGCCGATGGACAAGGCATTGATATAGGCCGCTACGGCCGTTTTAATGTCGTTCCCAACCTGCGTTGTGTACCCCGTAAATACTTTAAGTGTGATAGCTACGTATACCGGTACAGGGGAAGGCCTGGAGAAATAAATCGTATGCGGGTTGCCCCAGTAATCCGGAACCACAACCGAAGTGCTACCAAAAGTCGATACGCCCTGCCCCTTTTTACCGCAAATGATCTGCGCAACTGCGGTAACGTCTCCCCCATCCACAATGGCAGCAACTGAATGCGCTGGCAGTCCGTTGGCATCAGCACTACCCGTGTCATTCTCGTAAAGCTTATGCCGAGTAACGCCTGGTACGTTTGATATCGCGCCATCCAGCGCGGCAAACGGCGTAATTGATGGTAGCGCAACGCTCTGGCTCTGGCGAATGCGCAATGCTGAATCCTGCTCTACAGCAGTTCCCACGGTTGCCGCTGACGGGTTGGTAACCGATGTCCAGCCGCGCGTAGGCGTGCTTATCTGGTTAATGGTCCCAGGCATCGCAGCCACTGCACCAGGTGTAGCGCATGTCGCTGTGGCGATCACCTGACCACCTGGCTGTATGGTGACGGATGCTGGCAGATTCCAGATTATGTTGTTCGCATCCCGTACTGAACCATTGGTGATGGTTTGGCCGGTTGTACCGATACAAAGCAAATCGACCACAGAACGCGTCTCACCGTTGCGTCCAATACCGTTAATTTTCACGTTACGTGAAAGCGCGTCACTCATTGCTGTTGACGGGGAAAAAGAGTTGTAGACCTGAATGGCGGAGTTGTTGGCGTCATGAATTGCCAGCGCCAACAGCGATATCATCTGCCCGTCTTTACTGTCCGGATCTATATATGCATCCGTGCCGTAAATCTGCTGAAAATAGCCAGTGATAGTGGACAGGATTGTCTGGTAATCAGGCGCGCTGATCCCCTGGGCGTTTACCGTTGCCGATAAACCCAGCGTGTCTAAATTGAGAGCCATTACGCCTCGCTGTTAACGGTCGTTTTCCCGTAGATGGTGTCGATCGTCGCCGTGAACGTCACCCGGCGCGTTGTGGTGTTGAGGTCAGTGTTGAAGGAAATAATTGATTTAACGCCCTGCGTTTCAAGGATGCGCTGGCGTATAGCAAGGTTGTAGGTTTCAGGCTTCTGCTTTCCGAGCACCGACTGAACCCATGGCGTTCCAGCTGTTGTATCGAGGAACCACTGCCCATACCAGAGCAGGAAACGCGTCTTAATCGCCTGAGCGACCGTTTCGGGCGAGTTTATCAGCCAGGTATCATCACCCTGGCCGAACGTGTAATCCCCGTCATCATCTTCACGCCGGTATCGCATCAGTTTACCCCGCCTGTACTGTCATTGCCCTGTTGAACGCCCTTATGCGTGTGACCATCGCTGATGTCTTTGCCGTTCGAAGAGAGCGTGCCGAAAAACTGGATAGCGCCTGTAATTTTCGCCGCCGTGCCAGATACAATGCTACCTACCATCCCCCCAGCCCACGTTAAAAGGCCCGCGATTGTTACAGCCTGACTGAATTTAGCCAGCGGCGTCGTCACGTTAAAGCCGCCTGGCGCAACGACGTTTACGGAATGACTGTTAGGATCGAGTTCGATATAAGCCGCCCCGTCGTCCGTTCGCATCTGCAGGGTTGTTGTGCTCACGCTGCCAATCACATTTGCCTGCGACTGAGGCCCTACGATTGCAAAAGCATCTGACAAATCATGTTGGCGCTGATCGACAGGCTCCTGCACGCCCCCGTTTTGCCACCAGAAATCGATGCAGCGATCAGAAAAAATCACCAGACACTCATCGCCAGCTTTCACCGGAAAAGTGATTGTGCAGCCGCCGCCGCGCGGGAACATAACTGGAACATCCACCAGAACTGGCAATGGGGCCGATTTGAAATTGCCCAGTGCATCAGCCACCTGACCTTTCAGCGCAGGCTGAACGCTACACGTGCAAGCAATCGGGTCGAATGATTCGATGATTCCGGGCATGGAGACGCGAAGCATTGAAAAGATAGTGTCCGACAGGACTTTCATGGCCTGCTGCTCACCACCGGCCAGAGACTGAGGGGTTACCGCCATTTGCTTTTCTCCGGGCATAAAAAAACCCGCCGAAGCGGGTTCTTGATTTCTTTTTTTTAAAAAAGCGCTAATGGTATGGATGGATGTGGATAGCCGGAAGACACAATAAAATTTGTTAAATAAGCTTGGATGTATGGGAACACTTGAGCTTCACTTTTAGCGTCTGTTATCGCCTTCTCTGCCTCATCGCCAGTGACTTCTTTTTCAAATTCGAATAAAAACACAAACTTAGCATCAATATTGTACTTATTTGGCGCAGTGAGGTTAACAGCAGTTATCATCCTTGCTGAGCGTTTGTCAGATTCATTGTATTCTAGGGCTCCAACTATCTTAAGATTGTTTTTGGGGCCCAATTCTTCGCTGTTAACTGTAAGAGAAATCTGATCCACTACCATGCTAGCCAGTTTAAAATCCATTTTGCTGAACCTTAAAAAGTAAGTGACAACTCGTGTTGAGAATTATTCACCACAAGTCTGCTCGAAAAAATGCTAGCTACCGCACCATGGCGTTCTAGGTTTGAAGGTACTTTCATTTCAAGAGAAAACAAATGATGTCCTTCAGTTTCAATTGCGCCTGCAGCAACAAGAGACTCTCCAAATTCCTTTGGACTCATCTCTTCTAAGCGAGCAATAGCTTCTTGAACAATCTGCATTTGAGTTTTCATTTGATACCCCTTTCAACCACCTCTATCTGATCGACATTTATTGATGCCGAAGGTTCCTTAACGCTCAATACCCGGCAGTTAGGAACTCTTGAACCATACTTGTTTATACGCGACCATAAGTCCAGCTTTATGAACTCTCTGTTTATCACTGCGTCAAACGCTGCGTTTTGTAACATATGATTGAAAACTATACAATCATTAACAATCAGGCTTTTTGACGGTTTTTCGCCAGATTTTCTCATCCTACTAATGACATAGTCTCTGTAATAATTGAAAGCTTCAACGCCTTCGTTAGTATCCATTTGCAGAACGTTTTCTACGATGACTTTGACACTCAGTACGACAAATCGACTACTTTTTCTGAATCTTGCCCAATTTTTCGCATGTAAGTGCGGGTTTCCTACCCCATCAATGAAGAAGTAGGCCCCTGTTCCAAGCCATTCATTAGCTGCAGAGCTTACCCTAAAATTTTCCTTTTTGATGGAGCTTTCATTTAGGCTGCTCGTTCCGTGGAAACCAACATACTCCATTAAAAGATACCTACAGAATAGACGAAAATGTTAAAAAAAGTTACTAACCAGATTTGGGCAAGCAGAGTATCAAAAATCAAGACAAATTCAATTAGAATCACTAAAGATTAGATATTGCTATAACTTTACGCAATCATAAGTCCCGAACGCACGCGGCTGGTCCATGTTGCTGCGGATCGCTTCGACGTTCAGGATAGCTTTGCCATTGCGCTTAATGTAGTCCATACCGTACCAGCCGGGCGCGTCGCCGCGCTGTACCATCCACTGATACTGGATGTTAGAATAGTCTTCTTTCTTGCCTAAGAAAGTAACCTTCTGGCTCTCTGGCCTGACGTTATTTATGTGCGCAAAACCATCATCACTTGATGAAATGGTGAAAGGGCCGCATTGCATTAAAGGCTTTGCCTCAGCGTTTGCATAAGATGAAACCATGAGGACAGCAAGAATCAGACCTCTGAATTTCTTCACGTTGAAATACCCTTAGCGATCGAGCTCGAAGTTTGCAAATCAGCCGCGCCACGCGCGAAGCACATTAAATCCATATACCACGGCTGGCCTCTGGTATCACCAGTATAATCGATCGCCTTAACGATATACACGCCATCAGCCGCAATACTTGCAGGCTGTTGCAGTGTTCCGTTCACCGACAGGTTGCCGTTCGTGTTTACTTCATCGGCACGGCTGGGCAAAGCTTTAACCTCATCAGCCGACAGGCTCGCCCGGTAGACCGAAGCCTGATCGATTTCCACCAGCCCGTTAAGCCGAATGTTAGGATTAATGAGACAGCGCACGTTGACGCCTGCGCCCATAGTCTGTTGTGGCATCCCGATCAGGCCCGTATCGCTGTTTAACACGACCGCTTCATGAATGTATTTGTCGGTAGGTACCATCTGCGCCTGGCCATCCACCAGCTGCCAGGTAGCGCCGCTTTGCGCGGCCACGTTGTCCATAACATCGCGAGTGGACTGATAAATGACGCGCCCGCGCGGGAATACGGTAGGCGGCATATCGCCGGTAATACCCTGGCTGATGCCGAAGGGACTGAAGCTGTCCATGGCTGCAGCATGCACATCAGCTACCGTATAACCGGCTGCGAGGGTTTTAGACACAGTGGCATTCATAAATGCCTGATGCCCATCGACCGCCTGAATCAGCACCCACGTATCTGTCGGGTTATCGCGGCCGGTAATTGTAAAGCGGATGTCACCACTGAATATTTCGCCGAAGTTGGTACCGCCCGTCTGGCCAACCTGATCGGCTGACAGCTGGCTGACCTTTCCCACCTGGCTGGCATCAACCGCCTCAGCCATTCCGTCGTAACCTGCGATGATTTTTATCTTTGCAAACTCTTTGCCGAGTATCCGGGAACTGGTGTCTTTAGACAGGTTATAGATCCGCACCATAGCCACACGCGGCCAGCGCGTGTCCGTCCAGGTGATATTAAATACGACCTTAAAATCACTGAGGCTGATGCCCTGCCCGTTCTCAGACAGGATCTGCAACTCAAAATGACGCATCCAGTTTTGGGACATGGTTACTCCGTGACAACCAGTAAATGGCTTTTGATGCCCAAATCGGTTTTAGTAGGATAATCCTGTCCCGGATCATCGCAGACCACGACCAGGCCAAAGCCGAGATTGAGGTAAGCGTATTGCGACAGAAGGTTAGCCCCGGTCACCAGTGGGATATTTGAAACGACAGCTGTACCGCTGATGTCCATCAAATCCACAATCCAGCCCGCGCCATCGCGCCAGAGAGAGCGAATTAAATAGCTCACTCCGTTGATAGCAATACTGAATTTCTGGTTATCCGGGGAAAGCGGGATTTCATTAACCTGCATGACTCCCCCTAAAAAAGACCAGCAATAGAAGACAGAAGCGACTGATTGACCGGCTTCGATGATTTAACGCCTGAGTTCTGGACGGCTGACGTGCTTACGCCCTGGCTCATGTCTGCTTTGTCTGCCACTGAAATGGTCTGCGTTGATGTGATAAGGACTTCGCGCAACGTCAGCGTCGCTGATAAGACGTTTTCGGTCTGTTTATCAGTGATGACCTCCAGCACCTTGATCAGCATGTTGTTATAAATGCGCTTGCCCGTTGTGACGCTGAACGGCACCCGGCTGCGCTGCAGCGTAAGCAACTCGGCGTAAACCTCTTTGGGGCTCAGGCCAATACTGAGGCCAATGGGCGACAGGTTGACCAAATCCAGCAGAGAACCGCCCCCGGCAAACCCCACCTCCATGACAACCTCAGAAGGCCGGCGAAAAGCATGATCGGCTACCGGGGCTTTATCCTCGACTGGGTGTTCCGTAATTTCCAGCGTGTCGCTGTGCTTTTCGCTCACTACCACATCGGGGATCATCATCCCTATTTTTCGACTCTGCAGAGAAAACAGCGTTGATAAAATATCCATTAACGCGGCCCCGTTGATAATGTCTGGCTTAAACGAGAATTGACGGACGTCTGCTGATCAGCAACGGCTTTACCTGCCAGCGCCGGATCGGTCACACCATGGATATAAATGTTTGTTTCCTGGCTGACCTGGGCGCCACCAGACGGCATATTGCTCATTACACGTGGGATATAGTTGCGGGTTTCTTCGGGCAGCAGCGCCATACCATGCTTCTGCACGTTGCCAATACCCCAGTTATACGACGCCAGCGCTTTGCTGAGGTCGCCGCCGTTGGATTTGAGCAACTGCGAAAGGTATTTAGCCGCGGCCTGAGCGGATTTCATAGGGTCAAAGGATTCTCCGTTGCGAAGCCCTAAATCCCTGGCGGTACCGGGCATCAACTGGAAAAGCCCCTCAGCACCCGCACCAGACATCGCCATAGGGTCACCAGACGATTCCGCGATTGCCACGCTGCGCAGCAAACCTTCGGGCAGTCGGTATAGCTGTTCCAGGCGCTGTAAGGCCGGCTGCATCCAGCCAAGCAAAGCCGCGCCCGCCTTTGTCGGCTGCGGTCGCTTTACGGTCCCGTAGGCGTCATAAGCGTTCGTCGCACCATTGGTACCGGAAATTCCGGCCCACCAGGAATAAGCCTGATTCAGAAGGCCGTCAGCCTGCCCAAGCAGACCGCCAGTGCTGCCCTGATTCTGGTTCATTCGGTCAAAGAGATATTGCCCGACGCTTTTACCCTGACTTTTTGCTTCTTCCTGCGTTTTCCCTATTTTGTCCCAGGCACTGACTGCCGCAATGGCTGCAAGTAAGGGTGAAAATCCTTTGCTGACTCGGGCAATTCCGGTGAGCATCCGCAAAGCCCAGCTACCGGCAACAAACACCGCCAGCACCTCGAATGCATTTTGCAGGCCACCCACGCCGCCCGTCATATCCAGCAAGGTCTCTTTTATCCACTTCATCGCTGAAATGGCTTTATTAATCGATGGTTCCCACTGGCTCCAGTCAATCAGGCTTTTACCGCCCTCTTTCCATGTCCGGTAATCGTCATAAAGCAGCGCCAGCGTACCGATCAGCATGGTCACCATACCGATCGGTGACCTCATGAAAGCGCTATTAAGGATCCGCCAGGCGATGAACAATCCACCCAGCGTGGCTATTAACCCCTGTGTTGCTCTGTCAAGCGAGCCCCACCACTCTTTGATGTCGCCAGCAGCCTGAATGAGCCTGAAAACAACACGTCCTATCACGTCAGCCAGCCACAGTATGCCTTTAACGCCGCTGGTGATGGCCTGCTCTATTTTGGGGAAGTTATCGATGACCTGTTTGCGCAGATTATCAATGGAACCCGCCAGGCCTTCACTGAGGCTGGAACCGATTTTATCGCGCGCCATCGATGCCATCTGACCGAACGAACGCAGTGACGTCATGAAGCGGTTAGAACTGACAGCAGCCTGATCCGCATTGAAGCCGATCGCCTTCGCCATCTGTGCATACTGCGCACTGAACTGGCCCACGCCTCGGCGCATGGCCAGCAACGTATTTTCATCAATGCCCAGCATCTGGGCATACTGGTTCGCCCGGTAATAAGGCATGTTGCGTAGCTTGTCGCCCACGCCCGTGAAAATGCTGGCCATATCGCGCATATTGCCGCTGGCGTCGCGGGTCTGCACGCCGAGACGATTGAGAAACCCCTCAGCGCCAGGGCTGTTACGCATGAAGCGCGCCAGGCTCTCCAGCGATGACCGGGCACCCTCTGCGGTACCGCCCAGCTGTGAAACGGCGTATCCAATTTGCTGTATCCCGGCGACCGTTGCGCCCGTGCGCTGGGATGACCAGTAAAGCTGATCGAGGCCGCTGGCAATTTTCGCCGTGTAGGCGAGAATTGAGAGCGCAGCCCCCTCTACGGCTGCGCCCATTTTTACAACCTGCAGCGTGGTTCCGGCCACAACGGCATTAAATTTACGTGAACCGGCCTCATCAACCTGAAAGCCCAGGCTGACCAGGAAATCCTTAATGGTTTCGGCATTCATTGGTTTTGTAGCTCCCAGCGGCGGATCCGCGCGTTGTTATCGGCTTTGAGGTCCAGCCAGTCATTCATGCGGGCAATGTCGGCCAGATCCACAGCACCGTTTTTAAGGTCCGAATAACTGATGTACCCGGCATCTACCGGGCGCATCAGGTAATCTTCGCCATCCGGAAGCGTGTCGAGCGTCAGGCCGCTGGCGGGGGCGGCGTCTCTTTGTCGGGGAGTGCGGGCAAAAAATTTCCCAGGCTGTCGCCCACCACGCGACCAACCATCTGCAGCATGCTCAGCAAATCGATGTCGTCGAACATCAGTTCATTCTGGCGCGCGACCGGCACCCATGAATTTTTGTCCTGACGGCGTGAGACGACTGCCAGACACGGAAAAATAATCGCGTTGGTGTCTTCTTCGCTGAGTGATGCCAGTTGGTCGGCTACTTTGGGCAGAACTTTTTCAAAAATCGCGCTGTAAGACTCAGGATCGGCATCGGTTCCGCCCTTCTTTGGAATCATGTCGCGAATGCTGCCATATTCAGCCAGGAGCCCCGCCAGCACAGGAAGCAATTTTCGGGACACTTTCAGCTGATCGAAAACGCTGAGTTTCGAGGTGCGGTAGTCGATGCCTTTGATCTGAAATTCCATCTGTTAATACTCCCCGAGCAGTTCATCAATTTTGATGCAGTCAAATACCCAGGCGACAATGCCCGCTACTTTCGGATTGCTGAAATCCGGCTGTTTCTGGAATGCGCACCCGCGTGCAGTTACCAGGTCACCCGATGCTGTGTTACGCACCACAATAACGTTGTTGCCCCAGAGTGTTGAGGAAAGGCTTTGGGCGTTGTACATGATTGACAGCTTTTTATTGAGCGGGGATGTTTTCAGCAGGTTAACGGTGACAGTACCGGCTTTGCCTGCATGCAGGCTGTGCATGCCTTCGCCATCAGCACCTGTTGTCATGGTGTTTTTTGCCTCTGACATGGCGACTACAATCCCCTCATCGGAGTTCGCAGAGCCATAACCCAGGTCAAGCGCGCCGGATGGCCCGGTAAGGGACGCCGTGACGTCCATAAATGAATAAGTAGGCATCAGTTTCCCCTTAGCGCACTACGTTGATCATGACGTCGCCATAATGAATGGCACCGGCCAGCTTACAGGCCACCTGAACAGGCGGCGCTTTTCGCTTCTGACGGTCTGCCTGTGCCTGCTGGGACATTGGCTGAATGTAGGCGTAATAGCCTTTAGTCAGCGTATCGCCGGACGACAGTTCGCCCAGCGGGCCACCCGTCCAGACGCCGGGCGCAATCAGGCCATTGGTTACCGCCTGGTCCATTGAATCCTCCACGTTTGCTAGCAGGCGCGTACCACCAGCGTCGGTCTGTGGGATTTTGGTCAGGGATGTGTAGAGCAGGTTGAAATAATTGGTTTGAACATAGTTCTGCAGCCAGTCCAGGCCGTGGCGCTCGTCGAAGAAATCGCCGTTTGCCATAACACTCTGCTGCAGGATTGCGGTGTCGTTGGCGTAATAGACATAAACGTTGCCGTTAATGGCATCGATGGCGGCGGCTTGCGGGCTGGTCAGCACCTCGTAAGTGATGCCTGGCTCCTGTTTGAATTTCAGCGTAATGGCGGTATTGAAGCCGTTAAAATTAACGGTAAAGCCACGACCAAACGCAGAAATCGCCGCGTATTTGCTGGTGGAACTGTACTGCCAGAACGTGCGGCCAAAGCTGCCCGCTTTCAGTTTGTAGCCGATATTGGACGTATCGCCCGTATTAAGCACTTTCGGATCGGACGTGGATACCGCCAGGATGCGGCTGACGCTGGCACCCTGAACCGCTGCCGCCACAGACAGTAAATCAGCATCCTGCAGGTTCGCGCTGTCAGCAATTGCCAGGCCATACCAGTTATTAAACTGCAGCGCTGCGTTTACGGCCTGCAGCATGGTTTCGGCCGGTCCCGCCTCGGAAGATTTGAGCGTTTTTGCCCAGCGACCGATGTAAACCTGCGTTGGTGCGGGCGACTGTGAGAAATAAACCAGCGCCGCCTGATACTCCGGGCTGTCGGTGCCGAAATCGCTACCGATATCGGAGGATGAGGTGTAAAGGCGGATTCGCTCGGACACAGGGATAACCGTTGATGTGCCGAGAATAAGCAGCGATCCAAAGTTGCGCCCCGTTGCCGCCGTTGGCGACAGCAGCACATCAACGTTGACCACGTTGGATACAGGTAATCCCTGTGACATAGGTTACTCTCCGAAGATTGAAATTTGTCCGTCGATGAGGCTTTTAACCCCATAATCGCGGATCACTTTACGGCGCATGCGCACGGTGACGTCGTAGCGACGTACCCACTGCTTGTTTATGAGTTCGGGGAATGACGAAACGGGACTGGCATCAAAAAATGACAACCCGATGCTGTTTAGCTCTGCGTTGTTCTGGGGGATCTGCATGCCATCGCGAAACAGCGTGGCAATTTGCTGGCTCGACGGACCATAAAAAGAGGCCATGCATTCGACAATTTCATGGCGCCACATCTGTGCATCGTCATCCGACTGCTGCACAAACGCCGGGGAATCATCCCCTGTAAAACCGGTGATCCCGAATCCGCACCAGTTAACCTCCTGCGCAGGCATTGCCGCCTGAACAGGAGTCCAGCGTGGTCGCACCATCCCGTCAGGAAGGCTACAAAGCGCTTTAACCCATCGGCTGAGCAGACGTTCAAGCATTTCATCGTAAGCCTGTGGCGCGCTGACAGGCGTCAGATACCCCGCCTGCGTGCTGTCATTGCTCATTTGCGCCACCGTCAAACGGCTGTAGCTCACAGTGAGCCTGAACAAAACCGGCACCATATCGCGGATACGGATCAACAAAGGTGACACGGTAATCCGCGCCAGCGTATTCAACGATATCCGCATCCAGCGCGGTTTTACCGCTGATTAACCGGGTCGGGGTGATGACTAGAATTGCACCGGCGATAACCTGTCCGGCTTCCATACGCCGGGCCTCAAGGGAACGGTCAACCGTCACCACGCCAGCAAACTGCTGTCGTGTGACCTCATTTGACGCCATCCCGTCCGCATCGACCGTCTGCGCGTTACGGCGGTACCATAATTCTGTGTCGCAAAACTCCGGCGACATCAGCACATCGGAAACATCAAGAGTTGGCATTTTTAGCCCTCACGACTGAGGTAATGGCGCGCCGGTACTGTCCAGTATCAATAAGCGGTCGAGCATTAGCATTATCCGGCGCAGCCCCGGCAGCACGGCGTTCCAGTTCGAGCGCTGCTCCTTTACGCCCGCGGCTCGCCCGGGCGGCAAGAGTGGACTCCGCCAGCGGTGTGAAGTTGGTGATGGTGATATAGCGCTTCACACCGTTGGCGGCTAAAACCCCGGCACGGTTCAGGGCCAGATCCGCAGCCGCCGCGTTACCGCTGAGCGCAGCCTGTGCCGCCGCGCGCAGCTCCGGAATAGTCTGGTCCTGAACAGAGCGCACGCCCGGTACAAGATGAGGGCGCGCCGGTATGTTTTGCTTTGGCGAACCGTTTTCATTGATGTAGCCGATCCCGGCATTGCCGAACGGCACATCATCACGCTCGCTTTTTTCTTCCGGAATGCCCACCAGCACATCTTTATTAGCGATGGACTTAAGCGCGGCAAGAATGGCAGCAGCGTTATCGCTGCGAATGGTGAGCCCCGATTTCATAGTTGACGACCTCCGGCCCCAAACATGATGATCAGCTGCCAAAACTCAGCGCCATAGCGCGTGTTATTCCAGAATCCCGCGTCAGGGTTCAGTGTCGCGCCGGTGTCATAGCTCACGCTGACCTTATCGACCGATTTCGACGCCTGCACGCCGTTGGTTGAACCGCCCGCTCCGCCCACCAATGCCGCCTTAGAGTCAGCCAGCCAGAGCGTCATGTAATGAGCGACAAACAGGCCCACCAGGTAAGGAAACATCTCTTTACCCGTGGTTTTTTCACTCAGCATGATGTCGGCAAGGTTTAGGCGGAAAGTGATAGGAACGTCGGGAAATCTGGACGGATCGGCAAACTGTGGAAAAGCGACGCGAAACTGTTCTACCGTTGGTAGCGTTTCATTCTTCGCCATATTATTTATCCTTCAGGGCTTTCTGAGCGGCTTCCAGCTGTTCTGACAGGACCGAATTGGCTTTATCCTTCGCTTCGATCTGCTCATTCAGATCAACGATGGTTTTGGCCTTTTCATCCAGTTCAGTTTTGAGGCTGTCGATCTGCGCCTGTAATTCCTCATCACTGCCACTGGTTGACGTTCCGCCCGTTTGATTGGAATGAGCAACAACAAACCAGTGCTCTGCAACGTCTTTATCAACGTTGTGACGGCCTGCATCGAATTTAACCTTTTCCCCTTTTGCGTCCGTAAAGGTAAAAGGCGTGTGAACCAGAATTTCTACCTGTGTTTTCTTTGCCATATCAGGCTCCGGTAAAGCCCCCGCAGGGGCTTGTGAAAGGGGATCAGATGCCGTCTTTATAGGCAATCGTTTCGCGGTAAACCGGCTCAACTGCGCCCAGCTTGCCGTAGTAAGTCACCAGTTGATAAAGGCCCCGATACTGGATCGGGATACTGCGCAGCGCGATGAGCGGATAACGCACGTATTTTTTATCGTTGGTATAGGCCACCATACGGTCTTTACCGCCTACGCCCCGACCGGCCAGCCATTTAACAGGCTTAATATCCAGCGGCTGACCATTGTTATGGAAAGCGATAGTATTTGTTGCCAGGTAGGTCAGAAGCGACATGTTGCCCGCCTCTGAAACCTTGCGGCTGGCCAATAATGAATACTGGATCGGCGGAATACGAAGGCTTGACGGAACTACTGAATAAGCAGACGCCAGCCAGCCATCGTTCAGGATTGAGTTAACGCTATCCAAAATTTCATCGTTGGTAGAGTTAGCCCATGTTTTCGGCGCGTTATTAAGGGTGACGCCATTAAGATTGAACAAGCCTTTGAGGTTCAGCGCGGTGTCACCTACATAAACCTGTTCGTCATTGTCCATCTGCCACTTGAGTTGCATGCCTTCATACTTCTGGGTATCGATCGGGCGGCCAACCTGTTCAGCGGCCTGCAGTTCGATAACGGTCCAGCCAAGCTCCATGCCCCAGAGGTTGAGCGGATTACCGGATTTATCGATATCGACGCTAACGCCAGCAATGGCGGTCGAGTCTTTACCAACCCAGTTTTTTCCGTTGGGATTAGCACCGGTACCGGCCGCAGCAAAACTGGTGTTCGTCCAGCTCGAAATATCGTCGGCAATTGAAACGTCTTCGCGTAACTCGATGTCACGCGACCAGGTGTAGCTAACCAGAGGCGCATTCAGTGTCTGGTCGAGGCGCTCAAGCTCCCCAACCAGGAAGGCACCAGTGCCGTCAATGGTGCGTTGGTCAAAAGTCTGCATTTTCAGTCCTTAAATCTTGTAGGAAATTTCGGCGTTGCCGTCGGCATCGCCCGCACCAGTGAACTGCGCATTAGGCAGCACTACCGTTTTGCCGTTGATGGGGGTAGCCAAAAAACCACCCAGCGGCACATTGATGGATGAATCCAGACTGACAACGACGTTTACCGCCGCGCCCTTCGTGATGGTGGTGGCATCCGCGCCAACGCTGACCGTCATGTAGCCGCGCTTCATTGCATCGCCGGGAAAGTTTTTATCTGCACCAACCTGGCGAACCATGTCAGGCGTAGAAGTTGTGGGATAAGGACGAACGTAGATGCCCTGAAAAACAGCGGCTGTGTCGCCGTCGCTAAGAGGGACAAACATACCGTTGACGAACTTGCCCACCAGCCCATAAGCAGAGAAAGGATTGGCTGAGTTCAGAATGACCGGCTCGACCGTCAAATCCTGCGGGCGTGAGATTGAACCGGCCTTGCCAACAGGCATCCGGTAGAGAAGTGCATTGCTCATGGATTTTCCTTAGCGTTTAGACCAGAAATCTTTGTTTTGCTGGTTGAGGTCAGCGTTAGAATTGCCAGGCTTACGCATGCTGTCGGTTGTGCGCAGAGCCTGAGTGTTGCGGCCTTTGGCCAGTTCAGAAACAGCGGTGAACGCCATCTCGACCTGTGGTTTTGGCAGTTGCTTAATTGCCGCATCACCCACAATCTGACGCACCAGCGCCTGATCAGCAGAGGCCAGCACATGACGTTTAAACGCCGTGGGCTTCATGGATTGGGTCAGGTCGATACCTGGCATAATGAGTTCTGCACGATAAGCAGAATCGCCGGTTGCGGTTACTGGCTTCTCTTTGTCTTCATCGTCAGAGTCACCCGTTTTGCGCTTATCTTCTTCGTCATCGCTGCTGTCGGTAGTTTTACCCTCCAGCTTGTCGAGACGCGCGATGATCGCCGCCGCCCAGGGAGGAATCTGCTCTTCATTGTCGCCGGTCTTGAGCCCACCCATTTCCGGATCACGGTCCGGCATGGGATGCTGTGGCGCCAGGTTGATATTGAGGTTGACGCCCTGCGGTAAATCGCCACCTTCATCGCCCGTCATGCTCGACGGCGGCGACTCCAAAAGTTCATTCATGGTGTCTGCATCGCCTGTTTTCACAGCGCGTTTTAAGCGAGTGAACCAGTTTTGTTTAGTTGCCATCGTGTTTCTGTCTCCAATTGCGCAACGTGATCCGGCCCTGCCATTTGGGACGAGAGCCACATGGTTTCCGGTGATTTTGTACTGCTTTGCCTTGCCGATGGCGGTTTGCTGATACTCGGCGTCGTAACCGCACGAAACTTCGCGCAGCCCGTTTTCGATGTAGTCGATCGCCTCTTCATCCTTGATGATGAGGTCTGCAATCATCAGGTCTGACTGTGAGCCTGTACCCCGGCGCACGTTTTGAAGGTGACCAACGGCTAACTCCCGCCAGTTCTCCGGATCGACAAATTTGATATTCCCTTCTTCATCCTCGGGGTGAAGGATGGTGACAGTCATACCCTCGAAGGATGCGAGCGTTTCCGGGCTGAAAACCTCATCAGCGGTACGCTCGACGAGAATTTCCCCGTCTGAATCCGGCTCAAGCTTTGGCAGGTCCAGCGCGCTGTAAAGCTGTGAACCTGTGCGGCCAATCGGGACGTCTTTACACAACAACGAACCGTCAGCCAGCCGGTAACGGGTTTCACCCAGGCGGGTATTAAAGAGATATTTCATCGGTTACCTGCAGGCGTAAAAAAAACTGCCTAAGCAGCTCGTTTGATTTTGATAGCGGCAACCCTGACTGGTTTGCCATCAACCGTTATGACGCGGCGGATCCTGTCGCCCGTTGGCAGGCTGACGACATTTGCATGGGGAAGAACAACCTCACAGTAACAACGACAGTTAGGCAGCGCGCCAGCATGGCCAGTTAGGCCGTCAAGCGTTGGCGGCTTATCCCAGCTGACAAACTTGCCCTCCATCTCCGCATGCGAGTGACGCACATCACCATCTTCGGCGGTGCGCCAGATGTAGCCAGTAGAGCCCAGAGCAAGAGAGCGGGCCTGTGTCAGCGCAGTGGATGCACGGCCAATCTCGGTACGCGCAATCAGTCGCGCGCGCGACGCTGCTACATCTCCAGAAGCTGCTATTTCCTTCGCAAAGGGCTCAGCACGCCCACCAGCCACAACCGCCTCAATCGCCTTGTTCTGGATGTCATAGATGCGGTCTGCTGCTTCGAGCGGTAGCGATTTGATGTACTTCACCTGCTCGGCGACGATGCTTTGCATCACCTGCCCGATCGGCGTGTTCTGGACAATATGGCGCAACTCAGCGCTGATGTACTGGCTGTGTTGACGCCACTCCTTATCGTTTTGGCGGGCAACCTCCAGCGCAAAGTCTTTCGCTACGCGGTTCGCCCAGCCGTCGATAATGTCGCTGTATTTTTCCAGCGCATCGATGATTTCCAGAACGCTGTCATTTGAACCATCGTAGCGGCCACTTACTATGTCGCCCACGGCTCGCGCTATCTTGCGTAGGCTCGTTTGATACCGGGTCTCCGCCGCCTTTGAGCGGTTTCGGGTCGTCAATCTCTCCGATGCCTGGCGGGTATTCTTCTTCGGCATCAGTAATATCCTCGTCGGTAATTGATGCACCGATGCCAGTGACATCAGATGCTTCGCGCAGGTCGGTCATTGCCGCCTTTTTGGTCATCAGACCATCGTTGAAAGCCGTACTGATGGCATTCACGGTATTCACCGCAACCGTAGAGCGGTCTACGTCCGACATCTGCCAGAGCGGGTTAAACTCAAACGTGAAATCATCTGGCAACGGCTGGCCCAGTTCAGAGCGGTGCATAACGTCGAACAGCTTACGCAGTGGCTGCCGCATACGTCGTTCCTGTTGTGTCCCAATACCGTCGTAATAGTTGGCCAGGTCTGCATCGCCGGTTGAAAAACCTTTCGGCGATTGACCGAAGAAACGCACTAAAGGAACATCTACAGCACCAGAAATCTGTTGAGAAAACTGACCAATCAGGTCATCAAGGCCAGCAAACGAATACTGATGGGTCTCAAACGTATCGGCACCATCGAGCAGCGTCATTCCCTCATTGCTTTGATAAAGACGTACCAGATCCATGTTTTTCAGCAGCGCCTCATAGGCCGGTCCGCCCATGGCAATAAGCTCTCGCAGCTTATGAATCTTCATTGTGCGCAGGTGGGCTTTGTAGACCAGCTGTGCCGCGCCCATCGTCGCACTGTCGAACGCGGTGAGGCGGTCCCAGATGCGTTCAATGATGGACATACCCCACTCGTTTTCGGTCTGGGCCTGCTGGTAAGGCAGCGTAACTCCATCGAAGCGGATCAGGCGACTGTGATGAATGCTCCAGGCGGGAATGCCCGTTGCAGTGGTGACTACGTCGTATCGCTCAGGCTTGCCGAGGTCTGGCCCCATATCCTTGATACGGCGTTGCAGGTTCGGGTTAATCATCCAGCGGTCCAACGGCAGGATGCCTTTAAATTTTCCCTTACCGATTGTTTCCGGCCGCAACGGTGTGAAAGGTGCCTGCCCCTCAATCATGATAAAACCGACCGCGCCGCCATAAAGTCGAGACCATTTAATGATGTCATTGAGCCGGTCCCAAAGCTCAAGCTCATCAAAAAGCGACTCCAGTACGCCACGCGCTTTCGGGTCAATCTCCGAGGTGATACGCACGCCCTTTCGAGTCATGTCGTCTGCAACCACATCAACCGCTTTACCAATTACCCAAGATGAACGATAGGCCCATTCAATCTGTAGCCGGTTGCGGCTGGTGAAATTTGCCCGGTATGACGATGCAGCATGCTGGTTCTGCTGCTGCATGCCAACGCGGGCCATAAAATTGTCGTAACTGTCCGCCGTAGCCTGGGAAGTACGCGCGGCGCTACTGTTTTGTTTACGTGCCATCGTTTCCTCGTTACAGGCGCATCCAGATGTCCAGATCGCTATTCATTGGTGCATAGTTGATCATCGCTGAGTCAGCCAGGTTAGGCGATTTGGTACCGTCAGGCTGTTTGTCCACGACGATTTTTCCCACGCCGTTTATTGAGTAGGTCGGCTGAGACAATTCGATAACGAGTTTGTCTTTATTCGCCATGGAGCTGCTGATCGATATGATTTCGTCGGGGTTGTAGGCCATCCCCTCGACTACAGCCCGGTAGGTGTTCTGGAAGAGTTTGCGCAGATACCACCAGCTCTGAGCCTTAGCGTTGGCAAAGAAATCCTTATTCAGTCTGGCCTGTTGGCCGTTGTCGCCGCGCACCGCCTCATCATCCGGATCGAACACGCCACCGCTGCCACGAAACGGCGTGGCCAGTATCATCGGCCGGCGAGCCACTTTGCGCAGTTCGTTGATGGCACGCGCATCACCGCGCACGCCCGCGCCTAAACCGTCCTCGTCAAACCGGAACTCCTCGAGCCGATCCTCTTCGCAGTAACCAAAGACTTTCTCTACCGATCCGTAAATGTCGCTGCCTACGCCAGACCACTCACGAATGTTCTCTAACAGGAAACCATGGCGCGAAGAAAAGGCGTTTTTATCCCGGCCCTCGTCAGCCACATCCATGGCGCCCAGGCGCTTGCCTGTGGGCTGGATGCCCAGATGGATATGCGCATCGATAGCAGCCTGCACCCATTCGCTCGGGATCAGCACGCCTTCAGCCGATGCGGCATAGTTGAGGTCCAGTTCCTGAGCAACGACAACCGGGTTATCGATCTTCTCGCACTCCTTGCGGTACCACTCGTCATCTTTGCGCGGGTCGCTGCGCCAGTGAAAGGTGAAGACAGGAATGCGCCCGCCGTGACGCTTTTGCGCGAACGGGTTAGCCATGCCGTTAACCGATGAGAGGTCGATACGGCAACGTGTGGTTTGTGACAGAGAGGCTTCAATCAGCATGGGACGCATCAGGAACGCAGCTTCATCCACGAAATAAAGCGTGGTACGGTCACCACGACCGATGTTGTCGCCCGCCTCGCCCTTGAGCACTGCGCCGGTAGTCGGGAACTCAACACGCATGTAGGGCGCGTGCTTCTTCGCGCTCCAGTCGCCGCGAAACTCAACGGGCAGCATTTCGACGAACTTACGCGCCTTCCAGAAAAGCGCCTTGGGGTCGCCGGTACTGTCCACGTATTCCTCTTTGCGCGAACCGAAGCCGATCACCATTTCTTTGTTAAAAAGGCACATTGAGCAGGCCAGGCCGATTGAGGTCCAGCTCAGGCCCATTTCACGGCTTTTCTCGGTGATGCCGTTTTCGTGTTTGCCGCGGCGGTCCATAATCCAGTGAATCCACTCTTCCTGTTTGGGAAACAGCAGGAACGGGATGGACACGGGCAGGCCGTAATCAAGATTTCGCGGGTCTGTCGTAATACCCCAGTCGATAATGAACTGGGCAGGATTATCGCGGTAGAACGCTTTCAGCGCTGGCAGCACCTCGGGATTAGCGCGGATCCGCTGTAGCCGCTCCATCCGCCATTCGAACACCTGTGTGTAATCAGGGTTCTTAAAATCGAAAGTGAATGGAATAGGCATAAGAAATCCTGATATAACTTAAGACTCAAAAACCAAGGAGATCCAAATGCAAAACAGAGTTCTCGAAAAATTGATGTTGTTAGCCATTGATAACGCGCCAGAAGTCAGGTCCGCTGCCGCTACTGGTTTTGGTGAAGCAAACGTTAAATCCAGTAGAATCATTGATGCACTTCTTCAATTAACAGATGATAACTCGGCATCTGTTAGAGCGGCAGCAGCGATTGCATTAGGCAAATTGAGTAAAACTTGAATTGATTAAGCTGGCCTTTGAGCCAGCTTTTCACTTCCAGGTTATTTTTTTAAAAACGACCTCTATTTAACATAAGGGATGTTACCCGACCTGGCGAAACAGCACTCACGCGCATTTTTCTGCCTAAGGCGTATTTCATGATGAATTCATTAGGGAAAAGCTGAAAACGGACTGCATAAAAGATGCATAAAAGCGCCCCGAAAATGCATAGCCCGACAAGGTGACGAAACCTTTATTTCCAGCAGTTATCCCATCATTTTTTTATACAGCTCCGCAGCCTCGTCAGAGGTAAGAGAAACGCTCTCGGTTTTGATAGGTCCACCATTCGCCCCGGTGCTTTCCACCTTCAGCTTGTTGGTATAGGCGTCGCCAACCTCTTTCGCCGCCTGCTCAATCAGCTGGGCCGTAAGCGCAAAGTTCTTCATGGTTTCGGTGCGCGTCGCCATGCGGTCAAGCGTCCGAAGGCGGTATGCTTTATTGGCGATCGGGATGTCAGCTATTTGCGTCTGAAACCTGTTGCGCGTGTCGTTGAACATGTCCACCCATTTCTTTGCCAGCTTCTTGCCGCTGGCCTTCGTGGGGTCGTGTTGCTCAACCTGCTGGCGGTTGATCTTCACGCCAAATTCTTTCAGGACGGACTCGGCCACCTGCGATGGCGTATCAAAGCAAGCAACGGATTGAACTATAAAGGCTTTAATCTCCGGTTTAAGCGCCGCCATAGTTTACCATCCGTCCTGCTCTGTCCTGGTTTATGCGAGCCTCAGCATGCACGTGCCGCACGCTCTGGCTATGTCTATGTTTGCCACCTCTGCTGGTTGGCTGGCAGCGTCGATGAGCTGCTTAACTTCTTCGCTGGCGCCGTAGCGGCGAACAACACCCGTGAACTCTTCGACGTCATGCCCACGCATGCAAAGCTTGGGCTGTCCATCGCGCGTAAACTCTGGCGCGCCAAATTCGTCTTTTTTTTGCGCAATGTGATAAAGCTCATGCTCTACCAGCGCGCAGAACTCCAGATCGCTACAGTTCATGCAGAAATCAGCAGCCAGGGTAATAATGAAATCAGGCTTTCGGCCAAACCATTCATACAACTGCTGTTCCATGCGGGCTTTTTGCCAGCCGCCCGCACGCATCATCACTTCTTCGGCCTGTCCTAATACCGTGCGGCCCTTTTTAGTGAAAGCTGATGCCGCCCATAGAAAGCCAATGTCAGCTTCGGCAAGGTGAGCGTGGTCTGGGTTATAAAGACGCCCTTCTGGGCTGACTATCTGATCCTGAAACCAATAGCCAATTTCATTTGCAGGAGTGAGAGATATGTAAGGCTTGAACTCTTCCACTAACTCACCGGATGGCATTGGTCGGCCATTCATTTAAACCTCATGAATTTCAATATACTCGACGGGCTTTAACAATATCGGGCGCTCTCGTAAGAACACCCTGGATTGCTTAGGCCAGCTTTTTCGCTAGTGCCACAACATCGTCGAAAACAGCTTCAACGTCATGGCCTGCCACTTTCAGCAGTTCTTTCACTTTGGCCAGTACCGCATCTGTATTATCGGTCGATACAGTTACAGGGGCTGGAACGACTGTTGATGAGCCGTTATCTTCAATCACATCATCTGGCATCTTTATTTCCTCGCTATTGGTTTGCTCCCCGTTGGAACGAAACAGGGCATCGTTTAAATCTTTTTTGGCGCTTCACTCTGCGCCTCCTGCGGCTGAGCGATGGCCTGCTCATCAAGTTTGTTTTTCAGTTCGTCAATCTGAGCCTGAAAACGCTTCTCTACATCCTGCCAGCCGTCACGAATGGCTGTTGATTCGGCCTCAGCTTTAACAGGGCTGTTTTTCCAGCGGAACAGGCCCACCAGCCAGCCAGCGGCAAAACCAGTGACGAGCGCAATCAGCGCCCACGTAATGAGTGCGGTAGTTGTGTACATGGGCTTATTTACCTTTTGAGGGTGCGGGAGTTAAGCAGACCTGACGCACATAATCCTGTAGGCCCGTCAGTTGCTTTGTGACGGTTTCGATTCGCTCTCTGAGGGTGAAATAATCCCGCTGAGCGGCGTCTGTAAGTCGGGGGCTGCCATCATCATCCACGCGGGTGGAGGAGGATTTACCGGACACTGGCCGATCACATTTGGCTGAGACGCGCAGGCGCTTAGCCCCAGAATCGACATCCCTACGCAGATCGCTAATTGTTTTTTGCGCATCGGCTAAATCCTTCGTGTATCTGGCATCAATCGCCGCGACAGACTGCTGGCGTCGCTGCATGTCATTGATGGTTGACTGGAGGCTATCAGCAACCACCTTCTGTTTATCACGCTGATCGCGGAAAGAGACGGCGTTGTCGCGGTAGTGACCTACAGCCAGTAATAACACTGCTATGAGCACCACCAGCAAGAACGCAAGTACAAGGCGCCAGTTAGTCAGTAGCCATGTCATGGATTCATGCTCCAGTTGCAAATCTCACGCTCAACATCGCGACGATTGGCGAGCCCCTGAACCCTCACGCGGTCAACGTATACCCAACTGCGAAGGCCATCACAGGCTTGCTGATAGCGGCCGGCATTAAGGTTGCGCAGTACCGATGAATGCTCGAATGCATTAACGCCGACGTTATAGCTAAAACTGATAAGAGCGGCTTTCTGATATGCATTCGATGGTACCTTTACGGACCTTTCCACAGACCGGGCATAGGGCTGCAGGTGCTTTTGCAGAAGCGCGCCGCACTCTTTTTGGGTATATGTTTTCCCCTGAATCACGTCCGGGCCAGTTATGCCGTTGCATACAGTCCAGACGCCGCCAACGTCACGGTATGGCGTGTAAGAATTGCCTTCCAGGCTTGGAACAAGAACAGCCGCGATGGCTAACGCACCACCACCAGCTGCTGTGATGAGGCTTTTACGTAAAGCAGGTGAAATAGCCATTATGCTTTCTCCGCCAGCTTCAAAGCCTTGTTGACCGTATCAACCACCTCTGGCGCTTTGTCCTCGTCATGCGAGGGTGATCGGTTTAAATAACTCTGGATCGCCGCAGTGCGTAAACTCTCCTGCTCCGCCTCAAACTTTCTGGCCAGTTCTTCCCGGTTGCTCTCTTTCCGCTTGTAATACGCGTTCACGACAAAGGTCGCGATCCCGAGCATCACGCCACTGACCAGACCGATAAAATTCCAGTCCAGGTGATAAACCCAGTCGTACCAGTTGAAAAGGCCGTTACAGACCAGGCCACCCGACGCGCAGTAGGTAACCCCTGATGCAATTTTGTCAGGCATAATTTTCATATCCACCCCCGTGCGGGGACTTGTCCAATTAGGAATTGTCTACTTTCTGAACTGGACAAGCCCGGTTAGCTTTTTACATGTCGAGTGAAAAAGCTTCCTGCCGCCGTTGGGTAGCCAATAGTGAGGATCCGCGACGCGGATTCAGTTGATACGCTTAAATGCGTAAGTCCCTATGCCCTTGCGGCCCAGGTCACATTCCATCTGATTATGCTCAACGCATTCAAATCCCTGCTTACTGAACCAGTTGCGCAAGCCTTCATCGGTGAAGTACCAGATATGTTCGTCTTTGCGGAAGTGATGAGAGCGAAGGATGTCCGCGCTGTCACGGAAAATCGGGATAGACACAAATACGAACTCACCGGCTCTGGCTACTGCTGCTTCCGGATCGTCAATGTGTTCGAGCACATCCCACATACTGATCGCGGAACAGGACGTTTTATATAAATCCCGGTAAAGCCCTTTCTCTTTCAGCCACTCCACGCCAGCGGGGTTGACGTCATAGCCGAACGTCATTGCACGCGAGGCAACAAACTGGCCAGCGCCAATCCCCACATCAAGGACAGGCCCATGATAATGGCGCGCTATCAGCTCGATGCGTGACAGTGTGAGCAGGCGCCCGGTTTCGGTGTCTGCCATTCTCTTATAGCGCTCGAAGTAATCCACGTTATAAGGACGTTCGCGCGGTACCGGATAGCGACCGATCCCCAGCTCGGGAAAGAACACCAGTTCGCTATCAACTCTCTGATAAAACTCTCTCATTCAGCCAGGCCTCAAATTTGTTGCTGAATCCGGTAATGCGCTTATCGCATTGATGGTCCCACTGATGGCAGCGGCAGTAATTGTCAGGGATCGCCCAGCCAACGTTTTGAAGATTCATTGTGTGGTCGGTCACGATGTCAGGCGCGTTATGCGCACCCCGCCCACCGGCCACAACAAAAACAGGCGTCTGGTAACAGATAGCGGCGGGCAGCGCCCAGCCAACTGGCGTAACGACGACCGCGGCGCTTTCTACCAGTGACATCAGGCTGCACAGATTCAGTTCGCCGCTGTGCAGATACAAATCTGCTTCGGGCTTCTCACCCACCAGCCACTCTTTTCCCTCTTCCAGATCTGCAACACTGATAACGAAAAAGTAACGGCGCAGAATGCGAGACGCCTGGACAAGGTAATCAGGATCCGGATTACGGGAATCGCTACGCCATTCACTACGCACTGTAGCGGGGCGAATGACGGCTATTGGCTTACCGCTGTAATGCTGACCAGCGTGGAAAGACGGCAAATCAAATTGACCAGGCTCAGTATGGAAACGCTCGCGCATGGCATCGATGATAGAGCCCCGCTCAAGTTCAGCCGGACCATAGAATATGCGGCGCGTGTCGTAACTGTCGGGCAACGCCTGCCAGTCAGCTCGTGAACTGTCTTCGTTCTTACGCTGTGTGCGAAGTGTTGTCTCACTGCGCACAGTGAATACTGGCAAATCCTGATAAATTTCCGGCCACGCGGTTTTGATGAACGATCCGGGCGGCAACTGCTTAACAAAAGCACGCTGATAAATCGAATCGCCCAGCCCCTGCATGCCGTCAATGAATATCGGTTTCATGAATTTCCCTGATTACGTCCTCAATTGACGCCCTGGTGAAACAGGTGAGGCTGGTTTGTCTGCTGCAGTTCACTATCCGGGCGCCGGGCTGTGAATCAGCAATGCGCGCAAATTCGCCATGCCAGCGCCGGACGTTATCTGGTGTCGGATTGCTTATGCCGTCGTGCGCACCGTGCCAGTGCAGCCCGTTTGTCACCGAGCAGTCATAGCCGAGCAGAATGATGTTTTCAGCGCCGAGGTGCATGGCGAACAGAATGGCGCGCTGGCCGGAATTGAATGTACCGGACGTGTCTGTATCGAAAAGCCGCAAACCATAACGCGCAGCAGCCCTCTCGTTACAGGTCCAGCGCTCTGCGGAAGATGAAATCTGTGAGTGATATTTATCCCACCAGTCCAGATCCCCGGCGTAGATGTACCGGCACTGAGGCGCGGCTCTCCAGCTGGAATTCACTGTAATCAGGGAGATTCCTGCGTCACTGATTAGTGCGCAGTCTTCTTTGGTTAGAGATGGCCCAGAAGCACAAACAGCGATGTGTTTCATGCCACCTCACAAGCCTTGAAAGCAAAAACGCCCGCTGGCTGGTGAGGCCGCGGGCGCTTTCAATTAATCCACAATTTGCAACTGTCCGGTTTTTTTCCGCTGATGAACAGCGCGGAGAAATCCCATCATTGGCGTGATAATGGTCCATTTTATTCACGCCGTCAACACATGAGATTAATCTTATTGCTTCATGTGCCTGATTTCGCTGTTTCCGGTGACACGCTGTAGCATCTCCCCCGCTATGGACTCTTCCTTGTGACACTGGGTAATGAGCGCTTCATAGAACGGTTTAAAATTGCGTGACCATGTTGGCTGGCTTACTGCCATAACGGCATATCCAACAGCACGGCGCACAGTTTCAGCAGGCAGGCGCGCATAACCGCGGCCGGTGCATTTAGTACAGGTTTTCATCACGGGGACGCCCTGAATTTCACTCTGCTCAAGGTCCAGCACTTTGCCTTTACCATGACAGCGACACGCATTGCTGAGCACGCCTTTACCTTCACACGTTCCGCAACGGACGCGCTGAACCTCTCTTACCTCTCTGACTTTTTCATAACTGGACGGCACAAAGCCTTCGACGCCCATACGGACAGAGGCTTTAACCAGATCACGCGCCACGAAGGGCATATGTGATTTGGTGCTAAATACCTCCGTGTCGATAAACCCGGTACCACCGCAACAGGTACATGGACGCTTACTGGCTGCGCTGCGCGAATAGTCCATGTAGGCAAACGTTGCGAGCAATTGCACAAATTCGCGTTTAATATTCTCATCGAGTTCGGCGACTGCCCGGAAAAGCCCCGCCTTACTCAGACCGAATTCAGTTAACATTTTTACGGCGCGCTCACTGGAAGTGATGCCATGCTTGGAAAGGAATAATTCAAATCCGAAACGAGCCTGCGCGCCAGTCAGCCCGAAGGATGCCATCACATCCGAAATATCCAGGCTGTCACTGGCCGTTGCCCGTGGAGAATCGCTGAACATAGGTGATTTAGGTGCGAAAAACTTTATCGTGCTTTCAAGGTTCAAGGTGATTCTCCTTACTGAATTTTGCTGCGTTTATAGTTTCAGGCAATGCTCTCGATCCTTATCTGCCCTGTCTCTCCCCATATTTTTGTAATACGTGCATCCCATACGGCGCTGTCTTCTTCAAACACGGCGTCCATCAACGCTTTATGCAGGTTATCGACATCGGGCCTTTGCTGGTGGGGCTGACCGCTGAACAGCGCACGCTTTTTTTTGCTCCAGCTGTCGGGCATGGGCAGCACAAACGTGATGTGGCAACCGCTGTCAGGCAACTTTATTTGGTTCAAGCGCACTTCATCGCAAAATGCACGGTACCGGAGAACAGCCGGCCGTTTTGCCCAGCGGTCACGTTGAGTCTGACGGGGCTTGCCCAGCGGCGTGATGTCATAAATTCTGATCAAAATAATTTCCCCGTAGTTTCATTACCTTTGTATGCCGGTTTCTCGCGTGCAAGCTGCGCCGCTATAGCCTGATCTGTTTCACGGAAATGGCCGTTTCGGAATTCCTGATAAACCACGCCGCCCTGTGGGCCATGACGGTTTTTACCAATAATGATTTCAGCCAGGTGCGCGGCCGGGCTGTCTGGGTTATAGGCACCATCCCGATAAATGAACCAGATGCCGTCTGCGTCCTGCTCAATGCTGCCACTGTCACGCAGATCGGCATTCAACGGGCGCTTGTTTGGGCGCTTTTCCACTTCGCGCGACAGCTGACTGAGGCAGATAACGGGCGTATTAAGCTCCATCGCCATGGTTTTAAGGCCGCGTGTAATCTCGCCGATCGCCAGGTCATTACGCTCTGCCGATGGCTTTTTGATGAGCCCCAGATAGTCAGCCAGGATCAGAGACAGGCCCGGATAACGGTTTTTGTGACGAGTGGCCACCGCTCTGATTTGTTCAATGCTGAGGTTTGTTGCATCGACAACCCAGACATCGAGATTCGCAAGCTCAGCCAGACCCATGGAGATCCGGCCCCAGTCCTCATCATCGAGGTGGCTGGCTTTACGAAGTTTTGAAACGGATACGTTGGACGCGTTCGCCAGCTGGCGCTCAATGATCTGGCCTGCCTGCATTTCCATACTGAAAATCAGAACGCCACGCTGTACCCTCTCAGTTCCGAGCGAAACAGTGCGCTGGGCTATGCCTTCGGCGATTTTCAGTGCCAGCTCGGTTTTACCCATACCCGGGCGGGCAGCGATAACGATCAGGTCGGTGTCGTTTAATCCACCTGTGATTTCGTCCAGATCATCAATGCCCGTTTTGATGGTGTTCGACTCTTCATCACCGGCAACACGTTTTTCGAGCGTGTCCATATACCCGTTAAGCAACTCACTGGCGCGGATCGGCAACACTTCTTCATCATGGCCGACTGATGTTCATCAGCTGGCGCGTAAAGTCCTGAATACCTTCCATCGCGGTATCATGGTTGTAGGCGCTGGTTATTTTCTCGTAATGGCTCTCCATTAAGCTGACAAAGCCACGGACCATGTATTTTTCATTGAGGCTTTTCGCATAGCCTTTCATGTTCGCCGCGCTGGGCACCATCTTCATGGTTTCCATGACGTCAGCGAAAATACCGTTTTCACTGCCCATGGCTTCTGCCACCAGCAGCGCATCAATCATTTTTTTCTGCGTCGCCTGGCGCTTAATCTCGGTATACAGCTTTGAGTAAAAAGGATTGGTGAATGCTGCTGGCTCGACGGTAGCCAGCACGTCGTAGGCATCAGGCGTTAAACCGGAATGGAGCAGACAACCCAGCACGCTGGCTTCAAGATACAGATCAGACATGGTTACCCCTCCGCACCAAAAGCAATGTGTCAGGCTTCATCAGCCAGTCGAAGTTGGCATGCCAGCCGCTGTTGCTTTTGCCGAAATAGGAAGCGCGGGCCTCATTGAAAAAAGCACTGAAGTAATTACGGAAACACTCGTTTGCCGATTTTTCACGGGGGAAGTGTGTAGCCAGACGGCGGATAGACTTCACTCTGTCTTCGTCAATTTCGGCATACATCAGACGGCCGGCCGCTAAATCGTTGTAAGCATCGATCACAGCATCGCAGTCAACCTCGACCTGATTTTCATCCCACTGGGTGGCGTCAGCCAGATAGCCGTCGAACCGGTTCACACGGCAGATGTTCGTGGGCTTGGCGACCGTACCGTTGCGACGTTTCCACGTCTCCGCGACCCAGCGCACCACCAGCTTGAGGTCATTAACGGTGTAGGCTTCGCGGGATGGACGTTCAGTAAGTAAAACGGCAAAGGCTTCTGCAGAGCGGCATGTGGTGCCTGTGACCTCGTTGTAATACTCCAGGACCTGTTTTGCATGTGATAAAACTTCCTCCGAAAATTCCCCCTTGGGGGCTTTAGGGGGATCTGTATTTATTGTCTTTTGAATAGTGTCTTTTGTGTGTCCCTGTTTTGGTGACAACCCTGTCACTGTTTTGGTGACACTTTTTGTCACTGATTTGGTGACAGTGACACCATCTTGGTGACATTGCGGTATTTGCCATTCAGACAGGTGCTTATTTGGGCCAATATGCATCCCTACACGGAGCAGAACGCGCATGGCGATCAACTCATTTTTGGCCTTGTTTACCTTCTGGCGTGGCAGCTTGGTAAGCTCAGAAATCTGGCTATCAGAAATACGGTCCAGCTTCTTGTTAAAGCCATAAGTTTTGCGGCAAACAGCATGCGCTACCTTCGCCTGGTTACGGGTGAGGTTAGCGCCGATCAGCTCTTCGTACAGCTCATTAGCCAGCCGTGTATAACCGTCATCGGTATCGGCCATGCGTAGCTCCCCATGCTCTTTGTGAGCACGAAAATGGATAATTTCAGCGGTATTACTCATGCCCTGACCTCTCGCGCTTTACCTGCTCCAGCAGCTGGCGCAACTGGCGTCCGACTTCAGGGGAATACTGGCGCACTAACTCTTCGCGCGCCATGTCTTTATGTACAGTAGTTTCCTGTTGCGGTTTCCGGCGTTTTTGTCGCATAATTAACCTCGCTTCCCAAAAGCAACGCTGTACACGACTGGACAGTTGGCGCTGTTCAGTCGCTCTTTCCCACCTCAATGAAATACTTCTCGAAGTACCATTTCGGCACACAGCACAGATGTTCGTAATCAGGCCGCATGAAGATGACCCTACGTTCCTGCCTGTCGTAACTGATGATGCGCACGATAACGCCGCGCTTGTCCCGAAAGCGCTTGTCGGTTTCAACAAACCTTTCATCCACCAGCGCCCCCCTCTTTCACACGTATGTGCTCAAGCATGGATAAGAGCGTTCGCGCCTCTTCACCCGTCAAAATCACGTTTTGCTCACAGCCCGGCGCCGCAATGCATCCCTCTGGTAAACCCAGTTGATGAATCATTCGGCACGCCAGTTGGCAAATGCGGATCTTCTGACGACTGAGACCAGAAGGATGAATCCCCATATCGAGCGCCAGGGCCTTATTACCTTGAGTGATTGCCTCACGGTGAAAAAAGCTCTCCAGCGTTTCCGGCTTGCAGTTAACACGTACCGAATTGCTCGAAATTGCAGTTGATTCCATTTACTTTCTTCCCTCGTAGTTGTTGAAATTAAGCCGCTTTTAATTCAGGCCAGATACTTTCCCAGTCAGTAGGATGGAGGTTTTTGCGTGTAACTTTTCCATCACTGGCTTTTTCAATGAGCACGCATAGCGCCGGTCCAAGCTCATGGTTTTTGCTCAAGGCTTTACGCAAATAACCAATGGTTGTTCCGCATGTATCCGCAAAAATGCGTTGCTCACTAAGAGATAGGGCGTTTAGGTAGATCCGTAACTCTTCCATCTCATGGTTCCTGTTTACCTTTAATTTGATGGAGTTTACCCACAGGTAACGCTTTAAGCAATACCCGTAGGCCATTTACCACGGGGTAAATAAATTTATGATGTCGGACATGGACAAATACGAGAAAAGGCGTCAGCGCCTAATACAGATTCGAGATCAGTTCTGCGGCGGAAAAGCTGTGGATGTCGCTCGTAAAATCGAAAGAGAACCTTCTTACGTCTCGCGAATGCTTTATGAAGATGGTAAAAAAGGGAAAAAGCGGATCGCGGATGATATGGTTGAAGTCATCGAAAAAGCTTTTTCTTTACCGCGAGGCTGGATGGATGGCATATCTGATGATGGCCATGGAAATGTTCAGTTCGCACAGAACCATAAAGAAACGAAAGGATTCCCGTTGATCAGCTGGGTAAGCGCTGGGCAATGGCTTGAAGCCGTTGAGCCCTACAAATTACATGAAATTGACGAGTGGCCAGAAACAACTATCAATGCTGGTCCTCAATCTTTCTGGCTAACTGTTCGTGGCGATTCCATGACATCCCCGGTTGGATTTACTGTGCCAGAAGGTATGATTATTCTGGTGGATCCCAGCAAAGAAGCGAAAAGCGGTAAACTGGTTGTCGCTAAGCTAACGAACGACAATGAAGCAACCTTCAAAATGTACATAGAGGACGCGGGTCGTAAGTTCCTTAAGCCTCTCAACCCACAATATCCCATCACTGAAATTGACGGTAACTGCACCATCATCGGCACAGTAATCGATGTGAAGTGGCAAAAAATACCGTAAGCCTCCAAATTTAACCCGCTTCGAGCGGGTTTTTTTGTATCTAAATTAGCTAAAACCAGAAAATAAATTACCTGAAATTTCAAGCAGGTAAACTTTTGCGCCCAAATTGTTTACCTTTGGGTATAGACACATAGATTACCTTGGGGTAACGTTTATCACACAGCACGACGCAGCCCACCGCAGACAGCTGTTCTGCTCTTTAACAAGTGAACATGTAATCACCGCGCTGGTGGCTGAGAGGCCCGAACTCAGCACCCTGGCATTCCCTGACCTCACGGGGTAAAGGCATCCCAGGCATGCGGCGGACAGTGTAGTGATTCAGTTTTTTTTGAGCTGCGTGAGATAGCAGGCGCAGCATCAAAACGAACTGGCGGCGTGACGCCGCGACAATCAGGAGATCGCTATGGCAGCACGCAAACCACCTTACAGCGCAAAAGTTAAATTCTGGATGCCTTCTTACAGCGGTGAATTCGATGGCGGCATGCAGGGTTGTGCTATCGAATTGTTTTATATGCTTCCGGTCGAGCAACAGGCTACCGCTTTGGAAAAAATGGAAGCTAATCATCAAATCAAGCTTACAAAAAAAGGTTAACGCCTCACCAGGGCCAGCCCGGAGTACCGCAGCAACATGTTGGGCTTAAAGATAAAGGCGGTGGATAAGTCGGGCATCATCCCGGCACCCAATGTCTCGCTGAGAGAATTTTCATAAGTTCTTTGAACGAGACTGGATGGTTTACTACTTCAAGACGGTCTTAATAAATGTCCACCAAGTAGCGGTACTGCTACCGATATTAGCGGCAGACGTTCAACTGTGAAAACGGTGAGATGCCAGCACTCTCGACGGCAGTGACGGCGGGAAGTAGACCGCTGACGGCAGGGAAATGACCTGCAAGCCCAGACGATATCTGAGTGGCTTAAAAAACAGATGGGAGCCGGTGGAAGCCCGGCACTAATTCGACTTAGCTGCCCGGCTGGCAATCCTACTGCCGTTAACACAGCTTTCCATGCATGAGAGGCTAACTGCATGGCGCGGATTCGACGCGTAGTACAGGTGTAACCCGCAACACGAAGTTCGAGTGACGTCCGTCTGGTAAGTGGCTAAGGCCTGCAACTGGATGAAACGCCAAGGGTGACAGCCGGAGAGACGGCACACAACAGGGTAGAGCATTTGGAGGCGCACCATTAAGCCGGCGAAGAGTGCTCTATCCGTTGTGGTGAATTGCAGTCCATCGAGACAACCAGAAGATCAGCACCTGGCGCCACAACCCCACATTGCTGTGTAGTCTTTGGCCCCCGCCTCGGGGGCATTTTTTTGACTGCTTTTCAGCGCTCCGAGGTATCCATGAATTTCATCCCAAAACTGACCCGGCAGCGCATCAGCGAACTGCCTGAGGGATCGCCGATCCGTATCGGTGCGCGCGTCGTTATTTTCGACGGCTGCACCATCGAACCCAATTACAAGGGTGAGGACGAAACCTTTGTGTATTACATCAATGCGCACGGCCAGCGGGAACGCCATTTCGAATGGCTGTTACTCGAGTCAGGCACGGAATTTATTGAATCGGAACTGTGCGAATACTGCGCCCGGTTCCGGCACCCAACGGACATAAATCAAGTGGCTATCAGGTTCTGGAACCGCAGCGAGGTCCGTTCATTCTGCAGCGACAAAGGCTGCGCCCTTCTTTACCAGCAAACAATCCGCGTCCCGGCAGCGCGCCAGGGCAAACCAAGGAGACGTATCTCATGAGCCCTGTAGATCGCCTGCAGTTCAAACATCGCCTGACGGGCGCTGATTTCCACCCGAAGCCACGCCACTGGATGACGCCGTTGCTCATCGCACTGTGTGTGGTGGCGGGAATGTGTTTGCTATGACAGTGACAACAATCCCCACTGAATTCGCCCTCAACGAGGCCATGCGTTCGCTGGCGCTGAGCACCATCCTCACGCTGTGCGAACAAAATCAAATCAGTCCGGCAGATCTGGAAATGCTGGCCCACCAGCTGGCCCAGCGTGAAGCAAACGCGGACGCTAAATCAGGAGCTTTGAATGTCCACCACCATTCGCGTGATCGACACTGAAACCACCAGCTTTGAGGGTGGCGTGTGTGAGCTGGCCAGCATCGACATCGTTGGCGGTAAGCTGTGTAACCCGATGAGCGATTTTGTTAAGCCGCCCGAGCCGATTACCGTTGGCGCCATGGCAGTGCATCACATCACTGATGCGATGGTTGCCGATGCCCCGCCGCTCAGCGATGTAATTGACCGTTATCTGAATGCCGACGTTTATGTGGCGCACAACGCCGCGTTTGACCGGCCAAAGCTGCCACAAATAACGGCGCCGTGGATCTGCACGCTCAAGCTGGCCCGCAAGCTTTATCCGGAGCTTGAAAGCCATTCCAACCAGTATTTGCGTTATCACTTCATGCTCGATGTTGATGTGCCTGAAAACCTGCACGCGCACCGGGCGCTGTATGACTGTTACGTTACAGCGGCGCTTCTGCTACGCCTGAACCGCGACGCGCGCCTGACGATAGCGCAGATGCGTGACATTTCCGCGCGGCCTTCCCTGCTTCACACGATGCGCTTTGGCAAGCATAAGGGCAAAACCTTCGAAGAAATTGCCGGACAGGACCAGGGTTATCTCCGCTGGGCGCTGGCAAATATGGATCTGGATGAAGACCAGAAATTTACCATGCAACATTATCTGGAGGGCTGATATGGGCATTCCGGTTCTTATTCTGGGTGATTCAGGTTCTGGCAAATCAGCCAGCCTGATGCACCTGAACCCCGACGATGGTTTTCTGGTTAACCCGGAAAACAAACGTCTCCCGTTTAAATCCTCTGGCTGGAAACCTCGCGATTTCACGGCCAAAACCGGCAACGTATTTTTTACTGATGTGCCTGGCGACATTGTGTTGATCATCACCCACGCCCGCCGCGCCGGTAAGAAATTCGTTGTGGTTGACGATTTTCAGTATGTGATGGGTAACCAGTTCATGCGGCGCCGCAGTGAAAAGTCATTCGAGAAGTTCACCGAGATCGGGGGCGGCGCATGGGACGTGATCCGGGCAGCGCAGGCAGCGGAAGACGATTTGATTGTTTATTTCCTCGCTCACACGGAAGAGACACCAGCCGGCCGAATCAAGATGAAGACGATCGGCAAAATGCTGGACGAAAAAATCACGGTTGAGGGGATGTTCAGTATTGCCCTGCGCACCGGCGTGTCTGACGGTCGCTATTACTTTACCACCCAGTCGGACGGCACAGACCCGGTTAAATCCCCCATCGGCCTGTTCGACCAATTCCAGATTGATAACGACCTGAACGCTGTTGATACGGCGATCCGGGACTATTACGAACTTAATGACGGAGTAACCGCATAATGCAGCAACCAATTTTCACATTCGATCCTGAATCAGCTAAGACGGCCGGACCTTCTGGCGCATCTGAGGGTGGCGCTTACGCTGGTACCATCAAATCAGCCATTTTTACCCAGGCGCGAGACGCCGAATCGAAATCAGAGTCCATGGAGTTCTCCCTTGACGCTGATGTTGGCTCTATCAACTTTCTGCGTGTTTCTTATGTTGGTCGTGACGGCAATCCCTTACGCAGCGGGAACGCAATGATTCAGGCGATTATGGGCCTGACCAAAACAAAAGCCCTACACGCTACAGAAGTCCGTAATGAAAAAAATGAAGTCGAATATCACTGCAAGGATCTGGAAGGCAAACCCATCGGATTTGTTCTGCAAAAAGTTCTCTATACCAAACAGGACGGAAAAGACGGTTACCGCTTCGAAATTCGCCAGGCCTTTGGACCACAAACCCGCAAAACATATAAAGAAGCGACAGAAAACCTACCCGCTGAGGTGGTGGATAAACTCGTTGCCTCACTGACTGACAAAGACGAACGCCAGCCGCAGCAAACGCACAGTGGTCCGGGCTCAATGTTAGGTGGCGGTGTTAACAATGGATGGGGTCAACCTCAACAGCCACAGTCACGATTAGCTCAGGCTGCTGGTGGCGGTCATCGTAATAATAGCAATCCTCCACCTGATTTCGACGACGATATCCCGTTCTGAAGATGTACAAAAAACAATCTTAATTTTGATTGCCGTTCACCATAACCGCCTGCATCTGAGGCGGTTTTTTTATGAGATTTTACTATGTCATGGATAACCACTCAGTCGGGCAAGCATTTCGATTACACCAATGTGACAGCGGATGCTATCTGCATTGAAGACATCGCCTGCGCCCTTTCCAATATCTGCCGCTTCACCGGCCACGTGCAGGACTTTTACAGCGTGGCACAGCACTCCGTTCACGTCAGCTACCTGGTAGAACCTGAGTTCGCGCTCGAAGCACTGTTGCACGATGCCGCCGAAGCTTACTGCAGCGACATCAATTCACAGCTTAAGCAATTGCTGCCTGATTACCGCCTCATGATCAAGTCGGTTGAGGAAGCCATAGCGGATAAATTCGCCTTACCCCACGCAATGAGCGCCCCGGTTAAGAATGCGGATATGGTCATGCTCGCGACCGAACGCCGCGACCTTGATTTAGACGATGGCAAACGCTGGCCAATGCTGGATGGTATTGAGGCAGACACCACATTCATGATCGCCCCACTCAACCCGCGCCAGGCACGTGTGCTTTTCCTTCAACGTTACAACGATTTGAAAGGTAAGGACGGTGAATAATGGAAGAGAAAAAATTTTGCTATCGCTACGTCGAAGGCAACGATAACCAGGGACGCCCTATCGTCATGCTGTGGGAAAACGTGATACTGCGCGAGACCGAAAAAACCTTTTGGCACACCTGGGACCTGCCTCATATGTCGATCGAGCAGATGAGAACGTATCGCAGTAAACCCGGTGACAAGCAGGTTAAACGGTGCCTTAAACATGCCGCCCGTTCTGGATACCACCTGTCGAAAGAAGAAGCGATGCGGGCATTCATTTACCGCAAAACTTACCAGCTAAACCGCATTCGCCTGACTGCCGAAACGGTCGAAATGTGCCTGAAAGGACTGAGCATCGCCGGACATATTCAGGATGGAAAAGTGCTGAGCGCGCCGGGCGATTCCCGATTCCTTGCCAGTGAATCCCCTGGGCCAGTTGCTTCCGAATATAGCTGGGGGGAATGGTAATGGTCAAAATCAAACATCCAGTTATCCGTTATCACGGCGGCAAATTTCGCTTAGCGTCATGGATAACGAGTCACTTTCCGTCTCATCGTTGTTATGTTGAACCCTTTGGCGGCGCTGCCTCGGTTCTGTTGAAAAAAGAACCTAGTGAAGCAGAGGTTTATAATGATCTTGATGGTGAAATAGTTAATCTTTTCAGAGTCCTTCGTGATTCAAGCAATAGTACAAAGCTTATTGAGTCATGTGCGCTTACGCCCTATTCACGTGAAGAATTTTATAACGCATATCAGCCGTCAGATGATCCTGTGGAAAGAGCCAGGCGAACTATAGTTCGCGCTGCGATGGGTTTTGGCAGTGCAGGAGCAACAAAGGGCTGTACAGGTTTTCGACTGGATACGAAACGGAATAGTGCTACCGCTCAAGCTATCTTTGCAAGGCAACCAGACAACCTCGTTGCCGTAGCAAGCCGTTTCTCTGGTGTACTCGTTGAAAACCGCGATGCAATTCAATGTATGAAAGATCATGACACTGAAAGCACTCTGCACTTTGTGGATCCGCCATATATGCATGAAACGCGTGTCAAAGTTGCAAAAAACAGTGCCTACCGTTTTGAATTAACAAGCGCCGAACATATCAATTTGCTTTCCTTCCTTAAATCGCTAAGCGGAAAAGTAATACTTTGCGGTTATGACACAGAAATATACAACGACTTACTCTCGAGCTGGAAGCGTGTAAGCCGCTCCACTTCTGCGAATGGTCACTCCGGTTCAGTGCAAAGAATTGAATGTCTGTGGCTTAATCCAGCTGCTCAACAGAAGAAGGAGCGCACAGCATGACTGAGAAATTTTCGCTAAACCTAGCAGTGCGAAAACTCTGCCGCAAAAACGGCCTTTCTATCCACCAGTTGGCGATCAACTGTGGCGACAAACAGCGTGCAGTTTACCAAAACATAAACCTTGACTCGCCCAGCATCGCGACCTGTGAAAAATATGCTGATGCGCTGGGCGTGTCGCTGGTGGAACTGGTAAGTGCGGGCTATGTGAAACCACCAGCAAATAAGGAATCGCTATGCTGATCGGCTTCGTCCTTATCATTTCCTCTGTACTGCCAGTCCCTGTAAGCGAAGACATCTATCCAACCCTAGCAGCATGCGAACACGTTAAAGAACAGTTGCTTAAAAGAGAGCCGATTTCTCAACTTGAATGTGCGGAAGTCAGGCGCTAGATTACTGTATAAATAAACAGTAATTTGGTGGTATGTATGCGCAGGTTTGTCAGCGGCGGTTTAACCTTCTATTTTCTGGATCAGGGTGACACTGAGCCAAACTTAGGCAAGGAATATCTCTACATTCCTGGGTACATGATAAAACCTGTCGATGCTGGCTGGATGGCATTAATCCTCAGTTGCGATGAAAGGCTGTGGCAACCCATCAGCGACCGCTTGTTTGCTTCAGAGAATGAAGCGTTTAATTTCGCATATGACCATTTTTCTGTTGAGCAGAGTAAAACAGAGCGGCTTCTCCCTGGATGGAAAAGTGTCTGATTAACCGCTAACCGCGAAAGCGGTTTTTTTACGTCCCCACCCCGATGAAAACAAAATTACTCGCGCATTTCGCGCGGCACAAACCCCTGTATGACGTGTCCGTTTCGGGAGGCGTCTGGATCCTGATGCTCATGGCAATGTTTTGCCTTGAACTTTATCTCCAGTGAGGTGAGCTAATGCAGACTCAGTCACCTGAGGGAAAGCCTACTGGAACGGCCGGCAGGTCACCTGCTGCTGTTCCGCCTATGATTTCCCGCATCGCTTTAGCGGTGGCCGATGCAATGGCTACCAGATGGCAAAAAACTGCTTTGAAAATCGTCTCCGTTGCCTGAACTGCATTTGCCTTCATGAAGGCGGCTGCGACGTAGTGAACGAAACCGAAACTCCCGCCGAATGCCCGCACGTAGTGGACTTTTGCTCTTACTACCAGATTGATTTATCCAGAAAATTCAAACGCTGATTTGAGGTATCCCACGTATGGAACCAATCCAACTATCGCCATATTGCCTGGCGCTTGAAACTTTGCGCGCCCAGCCTACCCACCAGCTAAAACAGATTGGCGATCAGTGGCGTTCGCCTGATCGTCTCTGGTGGGGAATAAATTCGATGTTTGGTCCGTTCGTGCTGGACCTTTTCGCCGATGAGAGTAATGCCAAATGCGAGGCGTATTACAGCGCCGAAGATAACGCACTTTCGCAGAACTGGTCGGAACGCCTGGCAGAGCTAAACGGCGCAGCATACGCTAACCCGCCCTATTCCCGCGCCTCTCAGCACGACGGGCAGTACATTACCGGCATGCGCCAGATAATGGCCCATACGCTGGCAATGCGGGAGGTAGGTGGTCGCTATGTCTTTCTGATTAAAGCGGCAACTGGCGAAGTCTGGTGGCCCGAAGACGCCGACCATATCGCATTCATTCGTGGCCGAATCAGTTTTGACCTGCCTGTGTGGTATCGACCCGAGGAAGGCCAGCCCAGCGAATCGTCTGCCGGGTTCGGAGCAGCGATCGCGATTTTCGACAAATCCTGGCGAGGGCCAAAGTTCGATTACGTTGGTCGTGACCATCTCGAAGCGCGGGGTGATGCCTTTATGAGACAGATAGAACGCGCCGCGCGCAGCATGATGCCTTTAACGCAAGTGACCAAAGAACCAGAACAGCAAAAAGAAGGATCAGAAGCGGACGAATCAGAAGTGCCGTTGAGCAAAGAGCGAATCATTTCTGAAAGCGGCTATGAGGTTTGGGCATGCGCAGCTGCCGCATTTGGTGACTTGCCTGCTTTCACTTTTAGCCAGTCAAAATTCGCACATACCTGGGCAGCTGACGACATAGCCAATCCCGCTATTGCTGCTGTTCCGCAAGAGACAATAAGTAAGGCTTTGAAAATTATCGAAGCTAAAGCCGACGAAGAATTGCTGACAAATTGGGTTTCGGCAAGGTTCCAGCCCGAAGCTCAGACAGAATTTAATGAAAGGTTGCAGCACGTTGCGAAAGAGTGCCGGGAAGAATATCAGCTATTCATGCCTGATTTCATTCAAACCATTAGTCATTTCGAACATTCAGATCTGGCCAATATCAGGGTACTGCGCGCCCGTATCCGAGAGGCAATCAATGAAGAAAGAAATGATGTTTGGGCTGCCGAAGTGAAACTGATTGCCGAGCAAATTCCCTCCCTTTCCAGCATTGATATGCCCCACCAGCGCAAGGTCATGCATCACATTAATCGCATGCTGCTGGAGCGCCAGCCATCAACAGAAATTATTGCTGCAGCGCAGTCCCTGACAGCCACTTTCGGAGAACAAACCCTGTGAGAGAAATCATTGTCGATAATTTTGCCGGGGGCGGCGGAGCCAGCACCGGCATTGAAATGGCAACCGGCCGCAGCGTCGATATCGCTATTAACCATGATCCAAACGCTATCGCCATGCACACCACCAACCACCCTGATACGCTTCATTACTGTGAGTCTGTGTTCGACATTGACCCGGTGGCAGCGACCGCAGGCGCGCCAGTCGGCCTGGCGTGGTTTTCACCTGACTGCCGCCACTTCAGCAAAGCTAAAGGCAGTAAGCCGGTTAAAAAAGAAATACGCGGTCTGGCATGGATTGTTATTCGCTGGGCGCTGGCAAAGCGTCCGCGCGTTATCATGCTTGAGAACGTAGAAGAATTTAAAACCTGGGGGCCGCTGTTACCAACAGAGGAACGACCAGATCCGGCACGCGCCGGTGAAACCTTTGCCGCGTTCGTCGGCATGCTGAGTAAAGGCGTTCCAGCTGATCATCCTGCGCTGGATGAGATATGCGAATTCCTGCAAATCGGCCGGCACAGTTCTGACGCGCAAAAACTGGTGAAAGGCCTGGGCTATGCGGTTGAATTCCGCGAGTTACGGGCCTGCGATTTCGGCGCGCCAACCATCCGCAAACGCTTCTTTATGGTCATGCGCTGTGACGGGGAACCAGTAACTTGGCCGGAGCCGTCACACGGTGATCCGAAAAGCCTGGCCGTCCAGTCCGGACACCTCAAGCCATGGCGCACAGCTGCCGAGTGCATCGACTGGTCTATCCCCTGCCCGAGTATATTTGGACGCAGTAAGCCGCTGGCTGAAAATACGATGAAACGGATTGCGCGCGGCATTCAGCGATTCGTGCTCGACAACCCGACGCCGTTTATCGTCAAGTGCAATCACACCACCAGCAAAGGTGGCTATGACTGCTTTCGCGGACAGTCGCTGCACGACCCTCTACAGACCATAACGCGCAAGCAGGGCTATGCGGTAGTGACGCCAGTATTTGTAGGTACTGGCGGATCAACATTCCAGATGAAGCCGCGCCCAGTCAATAAGCCTTTTTTCACACTGCTAACTCAAAACCGTACCAATGTTATTTGTCCATTGCTTGCACCTATTATTTCACGACAGTTTGGTAATAGCGTCGGCCACCTGGCAGATGAACCTTCTGGGACAGTCATGGCGAAGGGTGGCGGAAAGAGCGCGCTGGTTACCGCGTTTATGGCTAAGCACTTCGGCGGCAACTATACCGGCCCCGGCGCCGCGGTTGATGGGCCAGCGCATACCGTCACCACCACGGATCATCATGCTCTGGTTACAGCTAACATCATGGTTAATAACACGGGCCACCCGGGCGGCTCCGTTGAGGAACCCGCTCACACAGTAACGACGGGAAATCACCATGCTGTCGTCACGTCCAACCTGATTAAATTTCGCGGCACCAATACGGGCCAGACAACTGACAGCCCGGCACACACCATCACGGCAAACGGTAACCACCTGGGCGAGGTCCGGGCTTTCCTGATGAAGTATTACGGGAATGAAAAAGGCGGCGTAGGTCTGGACGAACCGCTGGGAACGGTGACCACAAACGACCGCTTTGGTCTGGTAACGGTCGATGGCACCGATTATCAGATTGTCGATATAGGCATGCGTATGCTCCAGCCGCATGAGCTCTATGCTGCACAAGGCTTCCCTTCCTGGTATGTCATCGATCGGGATTATCGCGGTACCAAATATGCCAAAGATAAACAGGTTGCCCGTTGCGGCAATGCCGTTCCACCGCCGTTTGCCGAGGCGCTTGTAAGAGCCAATTTACCGGAAATGTGTTCGCCTCTTTCACAGGAGAAAATCGCATGAGTCTTGATTGTGTCCCCCTTTCCACCTACTGCAAAAACACCGGCGAATCGGTCGAAGCCATTAACAAACGGATACAAAGGAAGATCTGGCAGGAGGGTGTTCACGTATTAAAAGTGGACGGCGTTAAAGAGCGCTGGATTGATCTTGATGAGGTAAACAGATGGGCAAGAAAGAGCAGGGATCCGCTTTACCGCGGGGCGTGACAGTTCGCCGCCACCAAACCGGCGACACTCTTCAGCTTACCTTCACCTTTAAAGGGGTTCTCTGTCGGGAACCCCTTTCCGGATTAGAGGTAAACCCACGCAATATTAAATATGCCGATCGCCTTCTGGGCGAAATACAAAACAAAATATCTCTGGGCACTTTTCTGTATGGCGATTACTTCCCAAAATCTAGGAAGCTGGCCACGTTCGGTGAAGTGAAGAAAACGAAAACGGTCAGGGAATACCTGGACGAGTACATTACGATCTGCACAAACCGCAAATTATCCCCCTCCACCATTGATGGCTATCAGAAGTGCATCACGTCATTGTCTGCGCTTCATGCTCTGCCTGTCACCGAACTGACAGCCGGGGCTATGAAGACGTGGATCAGCAATAAAAATGCCAAATTAAAAACCATCAGGAATCTACTGTCATTCCTGCGCAGTGCGCTGGACGAGGCCGTTACTGATGGGCTTATCGAACTGAATCCGGTGTCGCTCGTTACTGCATCACGCTACCGGCCCAAACAGACATCCGACGACAAAGACGATTATATCGTTGACCCGTTCACCCCACAGGAGGCCAAAGCCATATTTGCAGCCTGTACCCATGATCAATGGCGTTACCTCTTCCAGTTCGCCATGCATACCGGCCTCCGCAGTTCTGAACTGTGCGCACTCCGCTGGCAGGACATAGACCTGGTGCACAACACAATACACGTTCAAAAGGCGAGTGTAGTGGGTGTCATCAAAGGCACGAAAACCGCAGCTGGTACCCGTAAAGTTGAACTGGATGAAATGGCGCTGGCGGCGCTGGTGGGGATGAGGCCTTACACCTTTATGCGAAGTGAATATGTGTTCGAGGATCCGAAAACAATGGAGCCGTGGAGCGGTTCCGCCGCAATTCGTAAAAAGGCCTGGATGCCTGCATTACGCCGCGCTCAGGTTCGGTACCGAAACCCATATCAGACACGACACACTTATGCGACCCGACATATCAGTATCGGTGTAAACCTTTACTGGCTGTCTGGGCAGATGGGGCATAAAGGTCCGGAAATGCTTTTCAGGCACTACGGTTCGTATCTGAAAGATTATGACGGCAATACCTCAAAGCAGCCAACGCAGCTTGCAGTTATTGGAGGGAAACAGCCGGGGAAATAGTTAAGGGGATGAGGATGATTACGACAGAGAAAGGACACAGCGAGGACATGAAAATGCACGTACAATGCACGCGAAAATTTCATTTTTGAAAATATCCAATTAAATCAATGCCGGATAGAGTTTTGGGACGCGGGTTCAACTCCCGCCAGCTCCACCAAAATTCTTTCGCGGTGATACCAGAATCGTCCGCTGAAGTCCTGAAAGCCCGCACGGCACAAGCCCTGCGGGCTTTTTTGTGCCCTCAATTTGTCCCGCGTAGTCTGAAGCCAACTAATTAAATCCGAACCTTTTAGGCACCTTGTTAGGCACCTCATAAAGCTTTATTGTTTTTGAGGTGCCTAAAACTATGGAAACCCGGCAATGGCAAGACAAACCAAACCTCTCTCGGTTAAGGAAATCGAATCTGCCAAGCCCAAGGACGCGGACTACGTTCTCTATGATGGTGATGGCCTTGAGTTACTCATCAAATCCAGCGGGAGCAAAATCTGGCAGTTTCGCTACATTCGCCCTGTTACCAAGAAACGTGCGAAGAAGAGCATAGGCCCCTACCCGTCTGTTACCCTTGCCGATGCCAGAAACTACCGGGCAGAGTCACGCTCTCTCCTGGCGAAACAAATCGATCCACAGGAACATCAGCAAGAACAAATTCGCAGTTCGCTGGAATCCAAAACCAATACTTTCCAGCTTGTAGCTGAACGTTGGTGGAATGTGAAGAAAGCCAGTGTGACAGAGGACTATGCGGAAGATATCTGGCGCTCTCTTGAAAGAGATATCTTTCCTGCGATTGGTGATGTCAGCCTTACAGATATTAAAGCTCATACACTGGTTCAGGCCGTTCAACCTGTTCAGGCCAGAGGAGCACTGGAAACCGTTCGCCGTCTTTGCCAACGTATCAATGAAGTCATGATATATGCCCAGAACACAGGCCTGATTGATGCTATTCCCAGCGTTAATATCGGTAAAGCCTTCGAGAAGCCGCAGAAAAAGAACATGCCCAGCATTCGACCGGATCAGCTACCTCAACTGATGCAGACAATGCGAACGGCCAACATTAACCTTTCGACACGGTGCCTGTTCATGTGGCAACTTCTTACTATTACCCGTCCTGCCGAAGCGGCTGAAGCTCGCTGGGAAGAGGTAGACATAGAAGCGCGAGAGTGGAAGATTCCTGCAGCACGCATGAAAATGAACCGCGACCATACAGTTTCATTGTCAGATGAAGCAATTGCGATACTGGAGATGATGAAGCCGTTAAGTGGAAATCAGGAATTCATTTTTCCAAGTCGTTTGAAGCCTACTCAGTCAATGAATAGCCAAACGGTAAATGCTTCGCTTAAGAGAGCGGGATTCGGCGGCATCCTTGTATCACATGGGTTGCGTTCAATTGCCAGCACCGCGCTCAATGAGCAAGGTTTTCCGCCCGATGTGATTGAGGCTGCGCTTGCCCATGTTGACAAGAATGAAGTACGTCGAGCCTATAACCGAAGAGATTACCTTGCGCTGCCCAATGATGCAGTGGTGGGCTGA